AATGAATATGCCGACAAAATCTATCATCATTTAAAGAAGACAGATCCTTACATAGGCTTTATATTCCTGGGTATACTTGTTAGTCAAGGGATTCCTTACGTGCTCGAAATCAACATTAGATCCGGTGACCCAGAAATACAAACCATTGTACCAACGATTGAAAATGATATTGCAGAATTGTTATACCTAACAGCAACCGGCAAAGAAATACCCAAGATTACATACAACACATTACGACCTGTTGCTATTAGTTTGTGGGGCAACGGCGTATTATCTAATGTACCAAGTGATATTGTTTATAGCCTCTGTCAAAAAAAGGCACCGTATCACGGAACAGTAATGGCTGCAAAAGAAAGTGTAGAGCAATCTCGCAATATACTCTACACTTGTTTATTGGAGTCGGGCTTTACTTACAGGACCGATATTGGATTACTACGTTCGCAGTGAAGTTCATAATTTATGAATTGATTTATTCTCTGCGGCTGCTACCCGTTTACGTAGACTTGAACTAGAGAATGAATGATCACGTCCGTTATAAACAATCTCAATTCCGCGAGTTTGACAAATTTGTTTACCAGTAAAATCTTTATCTCTATATTCCACACCCAAAATACGTACATCAACTGGTAGTATTAATAGCAAGTCCTCGACATCTTTTTCAGTCTGATATATAACCACCTCATCTACATTGCGGTTGGTACTTAACTGAATTTGTCTTTCCACAATACTTTGTACCGGCGGATTTTTTTGATCTGGACGATCTATAGTTGGGTCTGTTTGTAATGCGGCTATTAGATAGTCACAATGATTCCTGGCTTCAGATAACATAGCAACATGTCCGGCATGAAAAAGGTCAAAGGTGCTAAAGGTGATACCAATCTTAAGACCTTGCTTCTTTAGTTCTTTAACTTTATTGAATATCATTTATCTTGTTCAATTTTTATTTGTAACGGAAACCCATTATTACGGGCAAGTAATGTAACTTCAATACCTTTTTGCTCGGCAATTTCATAAGGCAATACTGCTACCACAGCACTACCTTCTTCATGAACTTTTTTCGTTATCGCTTCTGCGGCACCCTCATCATAATTAAAAATTATCTTTAATGTCTCAACAACAAAATTTTGTGTAGTTTGTTCATCGTTAATGTAAATTACGCGGTATTGTGGAGGTTCGATAATATTTAGTTTTGGTTCAATACGTTGGTTAACTACTGTGGTCGTTTTGGTTGTTGTGGTTGTTGTCATGGTATCATTCATAATAAAAATAAAGGGGAGTTGGTATTAACTCCCCTTTATTATACACATAAATTACTTATTTCGCAAATGTAATTTGTATCTTTTTAGGCTTCTCTTCATCCGGAACTAGTTGTTCCAATGCAATACCAAGTATACCATTTTTAACAGTGGCACCACGAACTTCAATGTGTTCTGCCAATGGGAAGGTACGAACAAAATTACGGGCACTAATGCCTTTATGTAGGTATTCTACTTCTGTTTCACTTTTTACCTGTTCACCTTTAACTGTTAATAGATTATCAGTTAATTCAACATCAATTTCGCTTTCGCTAAATCCGGCCACAGCAACTTCGATAACATAATGAGTGTCATCTAGTTTAACTACGTTATGTGGGGGATAATTGCCGTCGGTTTTACTGTTGGCAAAAGTGCGATGTAGCTGATCAAACATATTGTCAAAGCCAATTGTTTGGCGATGAAGTTGATTTACGAATGCAGGTACATCAAGGGTGTGAAGTTTTCCGATTGTGAATTGTGTCATTTTTATCTCCTTTTTTAAGCAAAATTATGACTATAAGTTGTAGCCCGACTATCGGCACTACATATATATTTATACTACCTATTGCTCATTGAAGCAATATATTTTGGTAAAATTAATACATTTTTTTGGGTAGGAGTTCGGCTTGTAATTTTTTACGCCACCGGTTTTTAGCGGATGCTTTAGCTTTTTTTCTAGCGGTTGTGGGTTTCTCGTAATGCTCACGTTCTTTAAGATCGCGGAGTAAACCTGATTCTAATACTTTTTTCTTAAATTTACGCAATGCTTTTTCAAATTGATCATTTACGATAACTGAGTTTCCGGGGAAGGAAGAGTATTTGTCTTTTGATTTATATGCCATACTATTATTTATTGAAATAATCTGTTGGATTAGTAGAATTTGCATCTAATGTTATATCAGCTTTTAACTGTATACGTTCAAGCCAATCGGGTTGATTCATTTCTATATTATAGAAGTAGACATTATATGCTTGATTGCTTTTTTGACATATATCTCCACATTCCTTAATTTGATCTTCGGTCGCACCAATGATCAATACTGTTTGAATATAGTCTGGGGGTGTTATAAAGTTACTATGCATTTTTTTCAAGATATCGGGCTATTTGTTCACGTTCAATTGCAGTTAACATGTCTGGATCATATCTATTTTGATCTATTTGCTCTATTAAATATTTGATATACAGTTCATCGTATGCATACACATCTGTTGTGTCCTTTGAGACCTCTATCCATTTATTACCATTGAATTTGAATAACCGGTTTGGAAGGAAATCTGTACGTAAATATACATCACCTTTTTCCGTAGTTTCGGGAAATTGATTGCCGAAATCACTATTACTTGCCTTACCAAGTGCTGGTAGATTATCGGCCTGCACCGGTTGACTATACATTACTCCGCGATTGCGTCCCGGCGCTGCTTCAATCGTTCGAGGATTTGGTTCGTCGGATACTATCTCGGTCACTGGTACCTCAGCCGATATCGGCTCAACCACAGTGACCACCGGTAGTTCAATTGGTGGTACCTCAACCACAGTGGCTAATGATAGTTCAATTGGTGGTATCTCAACCACCGGGGATTGGACAATGGTGATATTTTCACTTACCTGTTCTTTAACATGTTCTTGTTGTGTTACAGGTTTAACATTATTTGTAGGTGATAAAACCTGTTCGGTATCGTTTAATTTAGTACCCGGAGTCACGCCAATGATGGTTCCATCCTTGTCGTGTATCCAACCACCTTTGCCTTGTCTTGCCCATGCAAACTGTTTGTTGGCGGCCAAGATCAAACACAATGCCAATGGATCAAACACAATAACAATCATGATGATTACAAATCGCACAGCTTTTTCTAACACATTAACATCTGCACTTTCACCATATAAAAGTGCGGCTACATATTTAATGGGTCCAACTTCGGCTTCGATCTTGCGAAACTCTGCAGCCAATGGTGCCCGTTCTTCGTTGAACTTGGCCACATCTGTTTGGTTCTTTTGTATATCTGCTTGTAATGTGCCACGTTCTTTTGCTTGGCTACGACGCATGTTGGCCGCACGTTGAGCACCAGTATCATCTGTGGTCCGTGCCATTAATTGATCCACGGACTCATCCATTTGTTTCAATGCTTTACGATTGGCTTCAATATTGTCTTTGGCTGTTTTAATCTTTTCGTCATAGATAGCGACTTTACTTTGGGCATCACCAGATGGAATGTTTTGGTCAAGATGGGCCTTGGAAAGGTATCCAAAAATTCCCATCGAGGTTAATAACATCAAAAACACGATTGCAGGTACGAGATAAGTTTTAAACAACCAGCTGGCACGTTGCCAATTATTGTGTAACCAAACTGTGGCAACGATTTTACCTAGCTCTAAACTTCCACCCATGATTATAACGGGAATTGCCGCTGCGGAAAAGATAGCGGTAAGACCCATAATGGAATAGTAAGCGGCTGTTAGGCTTAATAGTAATGCGGTTGCGAGAATAGTGTATCCAAATATCATAGTTTGTATTTATTGTAATATTGAACTACAATAATACACTAATATGATTTGAATGTCAAGATTTTAGGTAACAAATGTTAGACCACGGTGCCTGACACCTCCACGTTACCAACTTGGGTAACGCTGATAGCGGCTGTACCAGCTGAGGGTAAAAGGCTCAATACATTACCACGCCCAAGCATATTGATACTAGTTGGACGATTTGCTGGTACCATCGGAAAGTTTGTAGCAGAAGTTGCAGTTGCATTGATTCCAACAAAACAAGCGACATTAGATACCACTGTGACTTTGGTACTGTTGATATTTCCTGTTGTTACCGCTGTTGCTGTAACAAATGTTTGTGTGTAAGCCATTTAATTATTCCTCATTATTGTTATTTACCAAACTAGAAGACTAAAACGTCTGCTTCCATGTAGTTGAATTTACCTTGGTCCAAACAGCTTTGACATTACTCCACGTGGTTGATCCAGTTTTTACCCGTACGTTAGATACATAGGACCACGTATTTGCCGCAGTTTTAATATTGGTTCCACCTGATGTGATCATTGGGTACAGCACGGTTCCGAGCGGAGCTCCCATACCAACCACTGGATCCCACCCAATATTTGCGGCATATCCCTGTGGCAATGGATCAGCATTGGTGCCTGTTGTTAAATCGGAATAAGCATTGATGTTGGAATACAATATTGGATGTATACCATTGATAACCGGGCGTCGACCACCATTCATTGACATGTACCTAGCGAACATACCTGCTATGATTGGTGTAGATGCGCTGGTTCCGGCGACGCCGTAAATCTCATCATCATACCATAATAAATAAGTTTCATATGGTGCCGATATATCTGGTATACCTCTCCCGCTTAAAGCGGTAGTTGGTCCATATGATGAATTAGATGTAAAATATTTTTGATATGTTAGTCCTGTTTGCCAACTTGGCACAGAAAATACTGTGCTTATGCCTCCGCCAGATCTACTAGACACTGTCTCAGTAACCCTGGAATATGATGCGGTATTATATGTTAATACTGTGCCACCAACAGCCACAACATTTGGGCTGGAAGCTGGGTAGCCGACAGAAAGCACTCTTGGTGTAATTGTGCTTGATGATCCATAATCCCCAGTGGCTGCACAGATAGTGATACCTTGTGCTGCTGCGTTGGCAAAGGCTGTTTCTAAGAAAGTTCCAGCTGTATTATAGTATTCATCAGTACCCCAACTTATACTGATAACATCACAATTTTCATTTATCGCACGATTGACTACATTGGCAAAACCTGTTGTGGAATTCTGTCCGGTATATAAAACAATATTTGCCCCAGGGGCCATACCGGCCACACAGTATAAATCTAACGTATTTTCTAAACTGGCGTTACTATCACTTGTGCTAAACACATTACCTGCACCATCAACTAAAACGCTTGTGATGGATTGGGTAAGGGTTAAACCTAGATTGGCCAAGGATTTTTGTAAGTCGCTTGGTTGCCACCCCCCACCCAGACTAATGATACCAACTTTTACATTGGATGCTGTATTGCTGGGGATATTGTAGGCAGTTGAAATAATAGTGGGAGTAACATTACTCCCATCTATATAATCTGAGAGACTGTCAGCCGGATTAGCCGACAGTGTGCTGTACGAAGTAATACTAGAATTGGCTATCATAGTTTAAAACGTCTGATACCAAATATCACCAACGTT